ATATAACCATATATATGGGTTTCTTTCAGATATTAATACTCTTTTCCTTTTTAAGGATGATATTATTAATGAAGTACTTATTCCAGTTTTTCTACTGGCTTCGTTTACACCACTATATTCTGTTATATAATCTCCATCTAAAGTGTATTGTAATACTGGTTTTTTTCTAGTTTCACCGATTTTACCAGATTTCCAATACTTATCTCTACCTTCTGTTCGTACTTTACCAGCTTCAGATAATAACTTTCTAGTATATTCACTAGCTGTTTTACCAGAGTTAGCTATACTTATTTTTTGTTTAGTTTCTTCAGAACAAGGTCTACCAAAAGTACCATCTCCACCTTCTGTCATATTGTATCCCTTCTCGGGATTTGTAGAATCGTATTCTTTTATAAAGAACTTTTCTCTTTCTTTAAGTTCTTCTGCATTTTTACAGAATGATATGATATTGATATCAAATCCGTCTGCTCCATACTTTCTAAGAGCGTTATGGAATCTAAAAGAGGAGCCGTGTTCAGCTTCAAATAGATGCTGTTTAAATCTAGCACCAGCTCCTCTATTAGTTATACCTATATAAACTTTTCCGTTTACTTTATTTGTAATCTTATATACTTCGTAACTTAACATATAATTATCTGTTTAAAATGTTTATATTTGATAAACGCAGATAACTTAATTAAGTTACTCAGGCTGTCAGGTAATTACATGTTAAAGTTAGTTAATTATTATTCTGCCATCATGATTAGCTCCCCACACGCCCGAGGATCTTTCAACATCAATCCGACTTCACCCAAGAAGTGTACTGAGTAACCATCCTTAGCGTTAGAACGAACTTCTGTGTTAGAGTGAGCGTAACCAGCAGGAGTTACAGAACCAGCTGTACACCAGTTAACGAATTCACGATCTTTACGAACTACTTTAACAATGTTAGCTTCACCATCACGACGACCCAAATCCAAGAATGTCATACGGTAAGATTCCAACGGTTTCAAAGTAACAGGATGCAACTGACGATTATAAGTAGTATTGTCATACAACGGGAAATACTTCAAAGTTAATTCAATACCATTAGACATTGCGTAAGTCTTAAACTGACCACCGAACTTCAAATTATCACCAGAACCAGTTACGAATACTGTGTCAATCAAGTTCATGTTAGCCATCTTTTCTTTAAGTACACGGTCAAATTCACGCATACCCATTTCACCAGTCAAGGCAACGAACTTACGTTCATTAGTACCCAATACATTGTAAGACAGGTCAAACAAGAAGTCTTCCAACAGTTCAGCTGTCAAACGAGTATAATAACGTCTGTTAGACGGAGCAATCTGTTCCAGCAAACCAGCACCAATAAATGCAGGACGACCGTTCTTACCTTTCAGGTTACAAGAACCATCTTTATTTACATTATTCTGATTGTATACCAAAGCTCTTTCAAGACGTTTGTACCACTCACGCATTGCAACCCATTCCTGGAATGTAGACCACAAATAAGAAGTTTTACCAGTCTTAGGATCTTTCAAAGCTACTGCCATAACTGTAGAGTAAGCAGAACCTGTGATATCATAAGACAGACGTACTGTAGTCAAGTAGTTACGCATCTTAAAGTGAGTATTGTAGTTCAGGATATCAGCCTCTTCACTGTATTCTTCATAAGCAGAAGCCAAACGGTTCACTTGACAACCAGAAGCTAAAACAGCAGGATCAATATAAGAAGCGGGGCTACCATTAGATACAAATACTGTATAAACATACAGATTACCATCCTGATACGGAGCATCCTGAATACGTGCCTGACTCTTATCATCAAATTCGATAGTAGCACCAGGACCGACAATTATATTCAATATTGAGCGTTAATCAATATCCGCTACTCTAAGTAGCTGCTTATACTTTCGTATAAGATTAGACTATATCTTCACCCTTAATAGGGGTTCCGCACTTCGACCCACTTGAGTCTACGAGATTGCTCTCTAGTCGTTGAACTTCCAAATATTCTGAATCAATTCTTAAGCCTTTAAATATACCCTGTTTCACATACATCCCTGTGTTGGCATACTTTTTGATAACGGCTTTAAAATTCTTTTTTGAAGATGCAAATTTTTTAGCAACGTTTGTTATACCTATAATGGAAAAGGCTTCACCGTTAAAAACATTAGTAAAAGTATAAACTTTATATTGTCGCTTTGTCATGAATCTACCTGCATCATAAGAGTAATGAGAATTAGTATAATTATCACACCACTCTAGATTTTCATACCAATTATTCTTAGTATTGTAATCTTTATGATTAACTTGAGGTAAATTATTTGGATTTTCTACGAAAGCTTCTGCCACTAACCTTGATACTCTGTATTCATATCTTTTACCATTACTACTTAAAGCAACTCTTTCGTATCCATCCATTGAAAGTCTAGGTTTTAAAAAATCTTTTTTATATTCTGACCAAACTTTTCCATCATTAGATATTTTATACAACCCTTCAAAACCTTTAACATCTTTCAGAATTATTTGTTTAGCTGCTGATTGTCCATTTTCATTATTCTTCATAACTCTATATATTTAAATTTAACTCTACGGTTTATTTATCTTTAGGAGTTTCCAGCAATTCACGGAATTAATTTTTCATCGCATTACTGCGAGGCGTAGCTCAAATCAAGGTTAACCACGCATCTTCCAACCACAAAGTGATAGGTGTATTACCCAAACCTGGAGTAGAATTTTTATTAATTGCAGCACCATTCCATTTAGCGTCACGAATTGTAACAGCTCTATCCTGGTCAATCATAACACCCCATTCAAATGAAGGCTGATCAATAGTCATTACATTTCCAAGACCACCTGTCAACATATCAAGAGAAGTACTGTAACCATTATCTTTAGTACCAAATACGTATGACAGGATAGTAGATACCTCATAGGGTCTTTGCTGAGAAGCGAGACTAATCTTATTAGTGTCGATCAAATCAGAAAACCATTTACCTTTGTATAATTGGAGGTTATTAAGAATATTATTATCCATAAAATACTAGTAATTTAATTTTTTTATTTATATAATTAATTATTATGATATACGCAGTTGTCGTGCAGCTGAGAACCAAATTGGATCATCATCAGAACCCGTAGCTTGTTTTCTAGATTTAGTAGTAATACTACTAGATTTTAAACTTCGTCTAAACTTATCAATAGCTGAATTATTTCCTTCACGTTTAGCAGCCTCAATAAGCTTATCAGCATTCATTGTAAAGTATGCTGATTCTATGAGATTCTTAACACCACCCTTAGCATAGTCCTTTTGGTACTTTGTTTTACCGTCTGTGTCTGGCTTAAGTATATAATCCATTAAAACCTTTTTATCTTTTTCAGGGACTGTAATACCACGTATATTCTTTAAGCCTTTTATTTCGCTAACAACGTTATCATAGAATTGCTGTTGTCTCTGTAACTATTCACGATAAGCCTTTTTCTGATCCTCTAATAGCTGTTTCTTCCTTTCCTCTTTAATCTCTTTCAGATCTTCTAAAGCGTCTTGCGCTTCATCTTCAAGTAATCCAGCTTCTTCGTATCTACTTACTAACTTATCAATCTTCTTAGTAGAGAACCCTTTTTCTTTAAGTAACTGTTTTACTACTAATTTCTGATTAGCTTCATCTTCAATATCAATATCATCTAAATCTAACTCAGCATCAATAGTCAGATACTTCTTTAGATCTCCACCTTGCTTTACGAAATTATCTAGTGCTTCAACTTCTTCACTAGAGTATTCAGGCTTACTATTTTCTTCAATGACATTTTGGAAGTAATTAATTAACTCATCAACACTTTTGGGTTTATCTTCATCTTCTTCAAATTCCCAATTAAGTTTTTCAGCCATAGCGTCAAAGAAGTTAGTAACAACATTTTCTTCGTTGTTATCTTCGACACCTTCTTCCTCTTCTATTTCTTCCTCAATAGTTTCTTCTTTACGAGGTCTACCAGGCTTACGTTTTGGTTTATCTTCAATATCTTCTTCTTCGATTTCTTCTTCCTCAGTACCTTCATCTACTGGCTTTTCTTTCTTATTTTTTACTTCGATATTGTTCTTTTTAATATCTTCCAATTCTTCATCGTCTAGTGATTCAAATTCATCAGCATTGACATTAACGTTTTCATCAATATTTGAATTTCTAAAACCACCATCTGGATTAGGGATAAAGCTATCTAGTACAGCTTCAAATCCACCTAATGTCATTTTTTTATCCATAATTAAAATATTTAATTAGATTTATTTTTTCTTCTTTTTACCTTTATTCCATTTAGCAGCATTCTAAGCGAATATTGCTCTCTTTCTTGTCACAGGATTCTTACTATGAGTTAGTTCTTCAGTTGTATTTCCTGTCTTCTTTTTAGTTGCATTGAACTTACCTCTATTTTCTGGCTTTATCTTTATCTTCTTCATAATTCTAAAATTGTTTATTTACTATTGGATAAGTACCAAGTAAAGGTATCTTGTTAAACCATTTTGTATACTATCCAGGTGTAGCAAATTGAAGATAAGCAGCTTCAATAGATCTCATATCTTTAGGTAATGATCTTATAGCTTTCTTAATCTATCTAGAAGTTACCTTATCTCCTATATTATTAATCATACCGTTCTTAAACATATACTCTCTAAGAGTATTCATATAAGACTTCTATTCTGTACCTTTGCTATAATAATCAGTTTTATCTGGAAATAATGGATTCTTCTATTTTGATAAATCTCTTTTTAACTCTGCAAACATAGAGTTGCTATAATCAGGGTTTGAACTTTTGGCTAAATTAAAATCTACATAGTGTCCTAATTCATGTCTAGTAGTAGGATAATCTATCTCTGTAAGATTTCTATTTATCTAATACTCAAAATCATCATATCCTGCTGGTTGTCTTCTAGTAATATACCTATTTACAGCTGCATCTTTAGCCTACATTTTAGCCTTAGCGTCTAACTGTTTTATAACAGGATTAGGTAAATTCCAATAATTAGTATTATACTAATTAATTATATCTTCATATACTTTAGCG